ACGAGCGACCAACGTCATGTTCTTTGATTCAAACTCAATTGATAGGGGGGGTTCATCAGCCCACTTAGAGCCCCAGTTGCTTGCCCAGTCCACTCTTTGCTAAGGAATGGTAGGATTGAAAGGTGAAATCGTAACACCGACGCGTGTTGCCGTGAACGCGCTGTTGGTGAAATTCAAACTTGTTGTAGTAGAAGGATTTGTTATGTTGACAACCACAAGGTTGGCGCCCGATGAAACGGCCGTCCCGTTGTAGTTAATGCTTGGCGAACCGTTAAACGTAGTTTGAACAGTTGACCCAGCGCCAGACATATTGAAAAATGTAGTCGTGTTCGTACTGCCACCAGTAAGCCAGTAAGTCACTAGGAAAGACCCAATGTTACCAGGACCAATGACAATAGAGCCAGACGCACCACCGTTGACGAAGGACACGGCCCCCGCCATGGTGTTGCCAATGACCGTTTGCGACGTCCCGAACATGTGGTTGTTATCTAGACCGGAGTTAGTGGTCATAGAATAAGCCGTCACATCCAAGTCGTTGATGTTGGTCAAGACTGGTTTACGCAACTCAATTTCGTAAGAAATCCATAACTCACCCAAAATGTTTCCGTCAGCAGGATTGCCGGTCACAGCCAAAAACGTCTTGCCATAATCATACAGCAATTGACTATCTCCAGCCGGCACAGCACCCGTCCGAACATAATGAATGTTGAACGGGTTCTCCTTCGGGTTGCACTCAATAGGATGACAAAATGAATCTGAAGGCACGGACTCGGAAGCCCAATACTCATTCATCATTTCCATTTTCGACGCAGGAGCCGCAGAGTTCGCACGGTACGATGTCTGCAACATCACAGAACCCAATGCAGGATTCGTGCTGTTGATGGCAGTACCACTCGTCGGAACGTAATGATACACCATGCCTCGAATCGCATATTCCTCGAATTGCGACGCGATGCCTGACAACCACGGGAAAGTGACACTTTGCCCCGGATTAATGATCAACTGACGCTGAACGTTAAACGAGGTGGAGCTCAAAATTTCAGAAACAAACTCCTTATGCCGCACCACAATACTCTGGTTATTGTTGTGCATGGCAGGAATTGTCCCATCAGGCGACTGCCGGACCAAGCTGTTAGACTTAATCGAATAGTCACCGGCACCCAACCATCTGCTGAGCGCGGCACCGAGCGAAGAGCCCGTTGCCGCCCCGGCCATTGGATTGCCAAGATAAGCGCCTACTTTGCCACCTCCCAGTGCACCCATTGCTCTCAATGCATACCCTAGTCTGGTCACTTCTGATTCCTTCTTCGCGGTCTTCTTCTTCCGCGGAACCACCTTTACTACGACTTTCTTTTTAGCCATATTTTACTAAGCAAGCTACCTCATGTCCTCGGGTGAACGAGGTTTTTGAACACCCTTAGAGCAGGCCTACAGGTCTACATCGAGTAAATGGCTAATGTCACGCCAATCAACACAAGAAGTTCGCTTAGCTCCTTGTATTGCCTCAATGAAGGACGTTTCCATGTCCTTGACCGTTTGACCATACCTTTTGAAAAAGAATAGCTCGGTATCGCTTGTGACACTGTGATACTCGACCGCGAAGCTCTTGTAGATACTCCGGGCGTCATTGTAAATTTCGGTCTTTGCCTTCCCCAGTAGATCCAGACAGTACTTGACATATTTCCGCAACACAGGAACAAACCCGCACTGCATCTTCATGCCCAACAACATGCCCTTCACCTGTGGTTCCGTTAACTCCTTAAGGCCCCAACCCATCTTCGGCAGCATGCGCCCTGGTTTGGGACCCAGAACGTAACCACCATCGACTGGCCAGAACAAAGAAGAACAAAATTCGACCTCGTGCCACTCAGTTGAGATCTTTGCCTTGACACTGAATCCCAACGAACGATTAAACTGCTTAACGTCACTCAACATGCGCGTTTTCGTCTCCTTGCTCAAACCGGAAAGCCGCAACACGATTAGTGAGTCATCTCCCATGACCAACACCTTAGCGTGCAGCAATACTCCCTGCGAGTCCAGAAAAGCCTCAACCTTCAAGCCGTTCCACAATGAGTTGCCACATGAAGTGTCAGGCTGTCCAGAACCAACCGTATACTTCACCTTCCAGCGAACTCCCTTAGGGGAAAAGCCTCGTTTGGTCTTTTGGCCAACGTACGCTTCTTTAGCAAGTGGCCACTCTTCGATCCCAAATGTTTCATAAAATGACATCTTGGTATCGTAAGACCTCTTGCCCATGTGAGCATCATACCGCTCCTCATCTAATTCAATTATAATCACATCTTCGTCGCCAAATTGACCGCGCCAGGCACCTAGTTCCTCGGCAGTCATACCAGCAGCGTACGTTATGTTCGCGTGCGGGTGCCATTCTCCTTGCAACCGCTTGCTGAATTGAAAGAAGAATGGCCCGGTCACGACATTTGCTGCCGCAGTTGGGCTCTGAATCCACCTTGGATCGAAATCCTGGGGTTCAGGTCCACCTTTCAGAGTCAGTTCGCGCTTGACAAACCCATCAAACACAAGATCGCTATCAACTAAGTAGCCTCTCTCTCGGATTCTTTGGTAAGTCAAAGCTTGCTGCTTGGCTTTAGCCATCGGAAATCGTGAGTTCCACACATGAAACTTAGCGTCCACGACCTCCGGTGTGATTATTTGGTTGTTAGTAAATTTAGGTAGCCAACGTTCGACGGCCTTCATCAAAAAGCTCATCGCCGTTCGCGCCTCCTCCACACTCACTACCGCAACCTTGACATCTCCGATCACCAGTTCAAATGGTTCTGGGACCTTCATCAAGGCACGATTGTTCACCGATACGACCTCGTTGTTAGCTGAGGCGTATGGCACGAGCGGAATGTAATTAGAAAACGTAATTGCATTCGGGTAAAACTGGGGCTTGTCTTCGATCTTGTCCCGGGAAGCGAACTTGATCTGAGACCCCGCCCTGCGTGGTACCAAGGGCCGGTTGCTCTCAACTCCCGGCAGACCCTTAGGCCAGCCGATCTTTGCATCGAACATCGCACTTGGCACGCTTGCACGCGTCTCGTTGTATGTTTCCACAGTGAGATTTGGTCCGGCGCTCTTAGCGCAGCAGACAAAAACCTCGAGGTCGAGCTCCATTACTCGCCTCAAATTCTCAAACGCTCTCATCCACCGAGGTTGCAACAATGCACTGAAAGCAGCTATTTCACCGTCAATGGAGACAATGAATGCTAAAGCACTTCCGTACACTATCGTGTCGGTTGCCACGGCTGGTGGTAAATTCATCTTACGCACTTGGCTCCGAAACTCTGCTATCACAGCCTTCAACAAGTTTCGATCACGGTTGTACCCAATGAACTTATTAGCCACGGTATGGACGAGGTCCTTAGGGATAAGAACTTGTTTTCCACCTGTGTCCCGGATGATTGATACTCCACACACACTCGAGATCTTACATGTTGCAATGTTCAAAAATCCAACACGGGCCGAAAGTTGTCTTGGTCCCCATAACCCAACAAACCCTCAACCTCTCCATAGTGGTGCGCCTGACTCAATGACTCCACGAGACCCATGGTTTTAACATGGCCCTTGGTTAGTCCGTTTGGTGCCGGTGCAAACTTGTACATCCACGAGTCTCCCACTCGCTTACCAGTCCAAGCCATTGCACGGCCGCGCGACTCGTAGTAGCCTGAGGCCAACCAAAAGCACGCGTCGTGGGTGTACGGAACAGAATTGCCCCGCACGGTCATCGACACCCAAACACTATCCCCCTTCGGATAACACTCAAACTTCGATTCGTAGTCACCATCTGCTCCATGGAAATGACCATAGAGCTGGCGGAACTCGTGAACCACAGCGTAAAGACGCTTTGCGTTCGAGCGATAGACGTGTTCCAACACCTCATCAGGAGTAAGGTAGTACAACGAGTGCACAGCCATGTACACGTCAGGCGCCGGGGCAACACAATCAAGAGATTTGTTACCACAATAGTTGGCACCCTTCGCATACGTCTCCGGTAGGCGTCGAATCGCATCCGATCCGTCGAGAACTGGGTTGCACGAATGAACATTCATGGGCCCCGCTGCGGCATGGCGGTTGGCATTTCCACCGATGTCACAAATGGCCAAGTGATATTCCTTGAAATCATACTCGGCCCAACGATACAGTTTTTCTTCACTAACTGCTCTCTCCAACGCTCCAATCGGATGGTCATGTGCTCCATGACCTTCCAAAACAAACGTTACATCCTGGTAACGCTCTCGGAGCAAACCCAACACGGTGTCACTGACACTAAAGTCTCGTTTAACGATGATCTTCGCGGCGGGCATATTCAACTTAAGCACTGCTTACAGTTTATTCAAGTACTACTTGAA